GCGTGTCGGCCTTGCCAAGCGCAGCGCCCACGGCCTGCTCCAGCGCCTGCATCTTCGCCGCGCCTGAATCCGCCGTGTTGGCAACAGCCGAGCGGATGCCGTCTAAACTTGCAATGGCCTCGCCCGCTGCTGGGCTGATACGCCCAAGCGCCGTTTCGGCGGTCAGGCCGAGCTGCTGGAAGGACGCCGCGAGAATCTGATCATTGATCTGTGCGAAGCGGGCGGCATCGACCTGCCCGCCCTGGTAGACCGCCTCGATCTGGGCGCGGAAGGCGGACAGGTCCGCCGCGCTCATCGTGGCGATGTAGTCGGTCAGCGCCTTGTCCGCGTCGCGCGTGCCTTCACCCAAGAGGGTGAAGGCATCGACCAGCGCAGTCACGCCATCTGGCGTGGTCAGGTCGATCTGCTTGAACAGCTTGGCGATGGCATCCGCCGATGCGCCGCCCTCCTGCCCGACGGTCCCAAGACTGGCTGCAAGCCGTTCGGCGGCGAGGGTCGGGGCCTGAAACACTGACGCGGTGGCGGCCACAGCCTCGCCCGCGCCGGTCACGGCATCGGCCACATGCACGATGTCCGAGGCGGCCTGATCAGCGGCCTCGGCGATGTTGGTCTTGAGCGCTTCCCACGCCCCGGCAACGTCGCCGCTCGCCGCCTGGGCAAGCGCGGCGGCCAGCGCCCCCAGCCATTGCCAGCAAGCTCAACGGCTTCCCATGCGCCGGAGGCGGTGATGGCAACGGCTTCAAGGGCCGTTCCAACGCCGCTCAGCGCGGTTTTGAACGCGTCCATGCTGCCCGTCTCGCCAAAGGTCTTATAGGCGAGGTCCAGCTTGTTCTGGAGACGGGCCAGGGCGGCATTGATGGTATCGGGCGGCTCGGTGCCGAAGGTCTTGGTCAGCTCGGCGGCGAGCTTGGGCAGCAAATCGTCGGCTGCGACCCGTCCGCTGGACACCATGGCATCCAGCTCGGCCACGGTGACACCCATGGCGCGGGCTGCGGCCTGCATGGCGCCTGGCAAGGCCTCGCCCAGCTGGCCGCGCAGCTCCTCCATGGAGACCGTGCCCTTGCTCGCCATCTGGCCGATGGCGGCCAGGGCTTGCTGGGTCTCCGCGCCACTCTTGCCGAGCTTGGACATAGCCCCGGCCACGGACTCGAAGATGGCGCGGGTGTTCTGCCCCTCCAGCGCGGTGCCCTTCGTGGCCGCGCTTAGGCTGACATAGGACTGCGCAGCATCACGCACGCCGACGCCAAGACGGTCGGCGGTCTGTGCGACGTACGCCATCTCGGCACGGGCGGACTCGGACGACCCGGAGAGCGCCTCAAGCCCCTTCTCCATGGCCTCGAAGGCGGCCGCCGTATCCACCAGGTCACGCAGGATGGCGACGCTTGCGACAGCCGCGAGCGCGGCGCGCATATCGTCCAGGCCGATGGCGGCATTGCCAGCCTCGTCGCCGAGCGCCCTAGCGCTGGCTGCGGCNTCGCCNTGCGCATCAGCAGCCGGGGCCGCCGCATCGCCCACGCCACGCAGGGCCTCCTCGACGCTCTGGATGTCATCGACACCCTCGGNCGTGGCCCTGATATTGAGCTCGACATTAAGGTCAGACATGGGTTCTCCTTCNTCGATCAAGCCCCCTCATGGAGGAGGCTTTGGCGAGNATCAGGCCATGCTCACGCGCAGGAANCGGCTGATGCCCGCGCCGGTCTTGGTCGCGTCCACCAGCANCTTGCCATCCATCTGGAGACTGGCGAAGTCGTCCCCAATCAGGCTGATCTCCTTGGCCGCGCCCATGGAGACGCGGAACAGGTCCACCACGACGGGCTTGCCGGAATCCGCTTCGTTCACGCCGCCGAAGGCCATCTCCAGGACCAGACCGGACTTGGTGAGGGCCTGCACAAGGTCATACCCTGCATAGGCGTAGTCGATCTTGACGGCCGCGCCGTTGGCAATCGCGCCGCCCAGGATGTACACACCTTCGGGCCGCGCCTCGTAATCCACGCCCGCCACATAGGTAGTGGTCCCGGCGTCATTGGTCACCACAACGCCGGTAGGGCTCGGGTGAGACAGGCGGATCAGGCCGCCCTGGTAGGCCGTGCGCGCCTCGTCCGTGACGGTGCCACCCACCACGGCCGCGCTATCGCCGTAGAGCGCGCGGGCGAGGTTGGTCTTGTTGATGTCGTGCAGCGCGGCACTGACCGTCACGCCCTTGACGCGCTTGACCTCGGCATAAGTGCCGCCGCCGCCGTGGGTGTAGTCGGTCTGCTCCTTGCTCTCCTCGTCGATGGCGAGTTTGAGTTCCGACACGTTGCCGATGGGTGCCAGCGGTCCGCTCGCGCCCTCTACGCGGGCGTAGACCTGCCCCGCGCCAAGATATGGCTTGTAGACTTGCTCGATGGCCATGGTTAACCCTCCTTACGGGTCGATTGATTGGGTTGTGAACGGGGTTTTGCGGGGCGGACGGCCGGTTGCGCGACGCCCTGCTCGTGCAGCCAGACGGCCACGCTGTGGGGCAGGTCCAGCTCGACGCCCGCCGGGTAGTCGCGCCCGGCGTGGGTGTGGGGCTTGATCAGCGTGACGATCATTGAGTGGATCCTTTAACTGTTGTCTCGTGCTCGAACGCCAGCGGCAGATACACATGCCCTGCGCGGTATCCTGCGCGTGGCGCCTGCGCGAGGGTGAGCGGCCTGCTTGCGCCGTCAGGCTGCCAGCCCATCAGCGCGCCGATGACCGCATCGGCCAGCCCGCCCGCATCGGCGCGCGCGGCCAGGCCGGTTCGCGCGTCGCGCACGTTGCGCACGGCCACCACGACAAGCCATGTCTGCTGGATGCGTGCGGCGCGACCATCCGGCCGGGTCTCGACGACCCGATATCCCTGGTAGACCACATGCATGCACGGCGGGGGTGGGCTGGCTGCCCTCGGCCACGCCGGCCAGGTCAGCGCCGGTCAGCACATGCACGCCGGCCAGCATCCTGGTCTTCAGGCGATCGACCAGGGCGGATTCGAGGGAGAGAAGGGTCATGTCAGCCCGCCTTGACGCACCAGGCCGCGCCTGGCAGGTCGGCGGGGCTGGATGACAAGTTAGGCAGCCGGAACTGGCCAGCGGCGGACGGCGGGAAATAGATGGGCTGACCGCCGTAGATCGTCAGCTCTTTAATGCTGACATAAGGCTCCGGATAGCCAGGATCATCGATGTTGATGCGCAGACTAGCGTATACCCCGGACAGCGCAGCATAGTCCAGCTCATAGACGCGCGTTTCGTCTTTCGCCCATTTTTCTTCCATGCTGCGCGAGTCCAGTACGGTCCATGTAGCGCCGCCGTCGGTACTGCCCTCGAGCGCAAATACTATCGGCCCGGGTAGCCCGCCACCCTCATATGATGTGATGGCGTATTTCGCAACGCCCATTGCGACGGGCATGTCAATCCGCAGCCATCCTGTGTATACATTGGCAGCCGTCACCCAGCCATCGCCACCATCCACATCACGCGGGAGACGGTTGAATGCCTTATATGCCGCATGTAATCCGCGTATATCGACGATGCACTAGCCATATACCCTGCGGGCTGGCCATTGGCGGTCATGGCGGGGATGAGGCTGATCGCCGCAGCCCGCGTCGCCTGCTCATCGATTGCATCCGAATATCGGCCGCCGAACATGCCGTAGAGCACGGGGTTGTCGTTGATGGTTGCAGGCTGACCATCCAGCGGCAGCCAACCGTTGGGATCGCACTGCGCAGATATGCCGCGATATATCCCGTCGGGAAGCCTGTGCAGGAGGCCGAGGCCGGCCCCGAGACGGTGCCTGAGCCAGATACTGTGGCCAAAAGCTGATCCAGCTTGGCCTCGATAACCCCCCCCTGGTCCATGCCCATCACCACAGATCGCTCCTGCGATGGCTGCCGCCCCCACATCCGCCCGCCGGACTGCATCTGCACGCCGCCAACGGCCTGCGCAGGCGCGGGGGCGCCGATACTGAGCGTGCCCTTGGCGATGTCGCGCAGGGCAGCGCGGGAGCCGTCGGCGGCGCGACGCTCGGGGGCCTCGGCATCCAGACGTGCGCCGCTGGCCATCATCAGGCGCTCGCGGGCCAGCTCGCAGGCGATGCGGACCAGCACGCGGGGGGTGGTGGAAAGCGGCAGGGCGTAGCGCCCTGCAAGGTAGGTGTCGATCTCCGCATCGACATCGGCCAGCACCCCGTCGACCAGGGCGGCATCGGCCAGGCCGTCGCGGTCGCGGTCGGCATAGGCCAACACCTCGGCTTCGCCGTAGCGGTCGGTCAGGTCGGTCAGGGTGCAGTAGGCCATGTCATGCGTCCTCGACGATCAGCAGGGTGTCAGCCCGGAGCGAGGCGAGCTGCTCGGGCGTGACGGTGACGGTGACCGGCTCCCTGGTGAGCGGGCCGAGGCCCGCACGGTAGCGGCGGAAGCCGGTGCTGCGGACGGTGACGCGGATCATCTCGCGCCCGGATTCGGCGGCTGCCTCCTCCGGGCCACGGCTGACCGGCTGCGGTTTTACACGCGCCATCAGTCACCTCACAGTCGTTCGGACACGATGACCTCGACCAGGCCTCGGTTGGTGTTGGTCTGGCCATTGGCCATGCGCTCGGCCATGGCGATGTCGAGGGCTGCGGCGCGCAGCTCGGGCGGGACCACCAGCACGTTCGGCTTGACGCCCAGCGGGCGGCCTCCGTCGGCGGTGAAGCGCATCATGCGGGCGTAGGCGGAGTTGAAGTTGGCCACATCCAACGCCTGCTTGCTCATGAAGCCCTGTTGCCAGAACCCGTAGCCCGCACTGCATCGCATGTCCACGCCGTAGCGGTGCACGTTGCTTACGAACACGGCCTCGTCGTCCGACTTTGTCATCGCCGTGAACTCTGGCTTCTTGCGATCCTGGAAGATGACCGGCTTGAGCACGTTGCGGGTGTCCAGCAGATACCAGGCCGGGCCAGCGCCGGTGGTCGGGACATCCACGTTGCTGACGGCTACTGCCGTGCCGCTGCCGGCCGCATTCGGGTACACCGGGTGGTCGGTGTCGAAAAAGTTCTGGCCGTCGTAGCACGGGGTGACATCGCCCGCCTTGAGCAGGTCGAACACCAGGCGATCCGGGAACAGCGCGGCCATCTGGCCCATGTGCGCCATCATCGGGGTGTAGATGCCGACCTGGTCGTCTTCGATGGCGGTGCGCTTGACGCTGACGGTGGACTCGTAATCCCGGTTGCTGATGCTGTAGCCGTGGGCGGCCATGTCGCGGGCCACGCGGTCGCCCACCCATTCCTGGAAGTCCGGGAAGTCGCCCAGCCAGCCGTACGTGTTGCTGGCGGTGGTGCTGGGCACGATGGTGGCCAGCTTCTGGTATTGCGCCTCGGCGCGGGCGGCGTCATACGCGCCCTGGAACTCCTTGCGGAAGCCGGTCTGGAGCGCGGTGATGAGTGCGGGGGTGATGATAGCCATGGTGATTTACTCCTTCTTCAAGCCGGCCTTGAAGGCCAGGTATTCATCGGGGGATTGGCCGAGCATGGTGCAGGCGGCCATCTCTTCGTCGGTCAGCTTGGCACCGGCGGTGTTCGGGGCGCGGCCCTCGCTCTGGGTGCCCGTGAGGGCGGCGATGACCGGGGCGGTGTCCAGGTACTGCTTGAGGGCGGCGAGGTGGGTCGTGCCCAGGTCACGCGCCCACGGCTCCATGGCGGGCAGCAGGCGGCCATCGGCCAGCGCGGGCTTGACCAGGTCGTCGATGTCGCGGGCCTGCTTGTCGGCGGTCAGCGCGGCCACGTGGCCTTGCAGCTCCTGCATGGTGGCCATGGGCACGGTGCTGGACTTGAGCGCGGCGAGGTTGCCCTCGGCATCATCGGCCTTGGCCTTGAGAGCCGCGACGGCGGCGGCGATCTGTTCCGGGGTGGCGTCTTCGGCCAGCCCCAGGAGCGTCAGGGTCTTGGGGTTCATGGGTTGCTCCTGGTCGGGGGTAAAGGGCACGCGATATGTCAGGGCCGCCAGGGCGGCCATACCGTCGAGCGCGGGATCGTTGGTGAGGGCGGCATGCAGCAGGCGCAGGACGCGCCCGGACATGTCGTAGGTAAAGACTGGGGAGATGTAGCGGTATTCACCGGAGGCGATCATGGCGCGGGCGCGCTCGGTCCACTCGACCCCCACGGCCCACAGGCCGTAGCCATCGCGCCACTCAAGCGCGCGGAACCAGCCGGCGGCGGGCGCAGGCTGGCCGTTCTGCTCGGCGCGCAGGGTCTGATGTTCGTAGTCGATGGGATAGGGATTGGCGCGGGCGCTGGCCTGCTGGATCAGGCGTTCCGCAAGCTCGGCTGTCAATGTCCAGCCGGGCACGTCCGCCGGGCGGCCATCGGTGGCGCGGAAGGTCCC